AAGCATTTATAGCATTACCCTGAAAAGTTTCAGTCGGACAAATAAATGGTCTTTGCATTACTTTACAAAAAATACTATTTGATTTTTTAGTATCGGTAAACGGCATTCCGTATTTACTAAAAAACCCTTTGCATCTCTCTTGAGCTTCTATACGAGCATTTTGTTGTAATCTATAATAATGAGATGGAATACATTCATATTCATTTAACTCTTTAAATACTTTTGTCGTTAATGGATATGCAAAATGACTACCATAACCATTTCTATTTGGTTTATATAGAAGAATTAAAAAATGTTCTATGTCATATAAAACAATGTTTTTGTAATACTGCAACAATAAAGAATTTATTTCATCTCGTAGATTATCAAGAGATTTACCAGCAATAATTCTTATTGTATGATTTTCACCATATTTAAATTTGCTTTGACTACGAGCAAAGTGCGCTGGGCATCTTGTAGGTATATGACCACTCCAACCTATATAATTTAAAAATCCATTTTTGCTACATACAAAATAAACTCCATATGTTTGAGGAAATAAACTTACACCATTTCTGTTTTTTGTGGCTAACCGATATTCTTCTTTGGTAATGGCTATTGATTTTTTGTAATGCTCTTGAACAATAGCATTTATTTTTTGCTGAATCATAGTGTTTTGGTTTTAAAAAGGGAGGGCAATGCCCTCCCCTAATTATTAGAATGGTAAACCATCTTGGTCTACAGGTTGTGATTCCTCACGCCCTTGAAAGTGTTGCTGATGAGTTGCTTGGGCTTGGGCTGCGCCCTTCTTCATTACCCAATCAGCAAAGGTCTGTGCATTCGCAATGACTTGTTGAGGCGTACCTCCCAACTCGGCTGCTGCTTTTAATGCGGTTTGTCTAATAATGCTCTCATCCTTTGAGGTGGTTGAACCTCCAGAAGTGGTAGGTGCATTATTTGCATATTGAGGGTTAACAGGCTTTACCGTGTAGTAGGTCTTGCCGTTGTACTCTCTTGGAATGTAATCGTAAGTAGCCTCTTGTCCTACTACGAACTTGTTTTGATTCGGGTCTTTGGAATTGTACTTCCCATTATCTCCGTTCTCAAATGTTACATAGAACCCATAAAGTGTTCCATACTGCCCCTGATAAGGCTCTCCTGCGGACTTAATGTCCTTGACAATAGATGTTTTAGTCATCGTATTTAAATTTAGTTAATAGTTCAAAGTTAATTAAAATGTTGATATGTCATCAACCCAGAGAGGAGTTTTTTCTCCCACATAAGAATTAAATGTATTGTAATCCAAAAACTCTATGGCTTCTTCCCAACTCATATCTCTGGACATTACTTCAATGCATTTCTGTTTTGAGTAGACAACCTTCCAAAGGTTTGGCTCAAATCCAATGATAGCATCATCAAGACCATCAGCAAAAAGAACCTCATCTTCTTGAGCGTATCGCTCAATTATTATTTCCTTCACTTAATACAGGATTTATGAGTTCAACTTCAACTTCACAATAATTCCTTTCAACATCCTTGTCATAGCGGATAGTGAGCTTGTGATAGTATTTAGGACTGTCATCAGGAATCCATCCGTTAGCAACGAGAGTATCAGCAACAAACTTTGAGACAAGTACATTATTGTCCACATCGGCACGAGTATTGTACCTAATACTGATAGTGCAGCCCTCTGCACAATGGTGGTCGTAACGAGCCAATTCTTCTTCAACGATTTTTTTATAGCCATCTTTAATTTTTTTACGATATGTCCAATGCTTACCTGCATATAGACTATTTAGACTTATAGTTTTTGGCAATTTCAGCAGAAGTCTCAAGGTATTGTTCATAAGCGATGTATTCTAATTCTTTCTCTAAATGGTCAATAGCCTTTTGGATATCCTGCTCAATAGGGTTGCCCTCTTTCTTACCTGCTCGGAGGAGATAAGCAATGGCTACACCCAAGTTGTAGTTATCTCTTTGAAAGTCCATACAGACATCAAAGGCTTCTATCTGCTTGTACTTACCTGAATAGTAACTTGGTGTCAACTTCCGTTTGATGGTACTTTGAGAGTTGGGCGGAGTTGCCCCTGTATTGTAACCGCCTGTCATCGTAGAATCCGAAGTGGAGGTAAAAGTGGTCTCGTAAGGTGATTTCGTTGATTTCATATTCTTCTGGGTATTCGGAGATATTATATTTCGCCTTCATTACTTTCCTTAAACGCTTTAAACAAGTTCATTGCTGATTCAGCACTAATTCCTTTTAGAGAGTAGTCTCTAATAATAAACTCTCTCAAGAGTCTTACTTCGTTTGCGAGTGCCTCTACACGAGCCTCACATAGTTCCAGATATTGGTCTTTAATGTCCATAGTGATTTTGATTTGATACGAATGTACACAAAATTATTTACATACAACATAGAGACAAAAAAAAAGAGGCTACTGCCTCTATATATAGATATATCTATTTATATATATAATAAGAGACCTATAGGTCTCTATATATATACTATATACTATATCTCTTTATATATAATATATATAGATATAAAAAAAGAAAGGTGGGTTACCCCACTAACTTAAACACCTGTATGTTATCAACGACTACTTAACATTACCTCTCTTGTCAATAGTGCGTACCGCAAAGTATCCACCTACTACCGTTACACTCAACATATTCCATAGGCTTATCCAACTGTCGTTGACATCTACCCAACCTAATCCATCAAAGAAGGTCATAAACACCAAGAATGCTATCACGACAATTAAGGTAAGAGGTCTTACATTCTTACTCAACCAAGAGTCCGATGTCATATCGGATTTCCATCTACTGCTTATCTCGGCTTCAATAGAGGCTCTTATAGCCTCTTTCTCCTCTGGAGTGGATACATACCTATCTACGACATTAGAAACCGCTTCTATGGTCTCCTTTGCGCTCTTTCCGAGTATTTTGTTTAGTAGTGGGTTCATTACAATTCTTTTTACAGGTACATTCCTTTGGTTCAGTTACACACCACTTACGAACCACAAGCTTCACATTCAGGGTTGTCTATACTACAAGCCTTGTCGTTTGCCGTGTCTTTGGTGAGTTCATCTACAAAGTCCTCAAAGTCATTTGAGAATCCGAAGTCCGTGTCGTTCATCGTATGTTCTTTAGTCTTTCGTTTTCTTTACTTAAAAAAAGCACCTCCGTGCGTAAGGCGTGTACTTCAGCAGTCAATGCCAATACCTTTTCATTGCTTTCAGTAAGCAAATCCTCCAATCGTTGTACACGATGTTTAAGGTCATCACGATAGGCGAAGTCTTCTTCTCTGTCCATCTCTCTCTCTTGTTGCTTTGCTTTAAGTCTTGCCTCCCAAAACTTCCACGCTGCTCCAGAGGTTAGTGCGGCTACTACCGCTATGATTACGCCTTGTTGTTCCATTGTCTATGCCAAAATTCGCTATGTACTCGCTTTACACTACTCAATGAGGATAGCCATAATACTACCCATCCCCAATGAGAAGCAGAGTTATTAAGATAACCACCCAAAGCGTAAAATGTTACTGTTGTGCTAAAGACTGTAAATGAGAGTAGTGAGGCAGTCTTCCTTAAATGTATGTCTTGCCGAGCAACGGCAAAGAGCTGAAATCCTCCTACCAATAAACCATAGATTTGATATACAGGCATCCATCCCAACTCTATAATAGTCGCAGGGAGTAATAATATGAAGTTTAACATCCCCAACATTATCTCCGTAGGTTGACTATCGGCATAGAGGAATATCTCCTTTAGATTGTTTAAGCAACGCTTTACCATTTCTTGTATCGTGTCTTTCCGTTTTCTTTATATGCTACGAGTACCTCACCTCTATTACCTTCAGCTTTGTAACTACAATGTACCCACGCAAACTCTCCCATATCATCTGGAAACTCACCTATCAATTGGTCAAAGGTTAGGTGGTCTTTGATGAACATAAAGAGTTCACGGTTGGTGTATCCACTTGTAGACTGCATATCCAAAGCCTCGCCTTTTGAGTGTTGTGAGTTGTTAGAACCTCCTATTGCTTTGTTCAACTGCTTTGACCGATAACCAGAAGTAACTCTTAATGGCTTTCCAAAGTGATTGCGACAAGGCTGAAAGATATTCTTTGCAACTTCCTTTAAAGCAATTAGGTGTGTTGCCGTTGGCTCGTTCACAATCCCTTTGCGTAAAGCAGTCGCAGAGTAGGTCGCTTCTGCAAGGCTTAAATTTTCGCATAACATCATATCGTTGTTAGTTCTATACAGGCTTCATCGGATAGGGCAGTTTCAAATTCTACTAATTGCTTAATGTAGGATTGGTGTTGGCGGTTTGGAGTAGTAGTATAATTTAAATACCTCCAATCTAAAACCTCATTACCAGTAGACAAGGTATTTCCGCTTGGGGTATATGGTGTTCCGTTCACGAATAACTTTGCATTTGTACCGCTTTTATAAAAAGCCATTTTAATAGTTGTACCAAGTGCTGCTCTCCAATCAAACATATTCACAAATGATACTGAACCACTACCTCCTCCCGTTCTGCCAAACTGAAAATAGCAGTCATCATTTTCTATAAAAAAATTATAGGCGGTGCTATTGTTAGAATTTAATAAATACAATCCGTCCTTTGTCAATTCAAATTCCATAAACAAAGTGTAGTTCCCTGTATAAGCAAGATTTGAACCTCTATCACAAACATCACCCAACCTCGTTTGCGATACCCCATATGTAGGTATGTAACTTGTGGGATAGGTCGCATCTTGCTCAAGTTGGAATCCATAGCCATAGAAGTAATTACCTATAGTTGTACTACCAGTAGCAAATCCTGTTGTCCCACTTGAAGCCATATATACCCTTAAACTTCCTGCACCAGAATAATTAAATCTTGCAGATACTCTCCACCAACCATTGCCATAATTTTCTGCCTTTAAATTGCTGGTTAAAGAACCTACGCTTGTTCCAAATTCACCTGTTTGACAATTAAAGTTGAAATAAGTATCTGCACTACCCGAATAAATAATATTTAACCAAGCATTGTTTCCATATTTGACAAATACGCTAACAAGAGGGTTAGTAACACCTCCAGAGATATCTGCAATACGAGTAAATACCGCTGATGTACCTGTAGCAGTTGATTTAAAGGCGTTTTGATATCCTTCTGGACTAATAGCATTATTGTATTCTATAGATGTATTGTTTGTGACAAATCCATATTCACTTTTATCTACTGAATTAGTCCTACTCGGTTCAAGCAATAAAGAAGGACACGAACCATTAGAATAATCTAATCTCGGCATATCCTCAAGTATCCCTCCTGCAACAGGAGCAGTAGTAGTCTCTACATAAGGGTAGGATACAAGACCTTGGTTGAGCATTGCATCTTGGATGTAGATAGAACCTGTTCCTGTAAAAACATTGTCATCAACAAGTGAATAAATGTTTACACCAGTAATTGTAGCGTTATATGTTACCGAACATCTAAACCATCCGTTTCCTACATCTTCAATATTCGCATCTATATCATTTCCTGTTACACCAATCCTACTGCCTGTTGTAGATGGGTTTAAATCAAAATTAGCACGAACAATGGGGGTTGTTAAAGAAATTAGACAAATCCAATTATTTGTATTCGCTTTAGCATAAACTGAAAATGACTGAACACCTGTTTGAGAAACACTTTGAGTTACTCTACCATCTGTTCCTGTTGAATTTAATAACCAAGCATCATTAGAGCCATCATACCCTTCGTAGCCATCTGTTGGAGTATCAGCATTAACTGATAGCCAAGTCGTAGTAAACGAATTACTCTGCAATAACAGATTCTCATACCCCTTCTCTATATAACCATCCGCATTAACACGAGTAGCACTTATATTACTACCTCTTGTGAAGGTAAAGTCTCCTGTTCCATCCGTAGGCTTTAAACTCCCAAGTGTACCATCCTCATAGCCACTCGGTATCATTACCAAACTTGCTGACTCTAATGCATTCATATTTCTATCGCTACCAATTCATTCAACGCTGCGTAAGTACAAGCCTCCGCCTCAAATACATCCATACGAGCCTGTAATGTATATACATACTCACTTGTCTCTACTATCTTGCTAACCGTATCCGTAATAATAACACCCTCATTAGGGTCGGCTAAATACGCAGATAAAGTCAAAGTACCATCCGCAAGAGATGATACATCTACAGGAACATCTACATCTGTATTATTTCCCATATCGTATACACCTCGTACTTCACCTCCTTGACCATCCGTAATGGTATAGTAGACATACGCAAAGGCTTGACCGTTCCCTACATTAAAACTCGCACTTAAATAGTTTTGAAAGTCCAAGACATCTTGATTCCAAGAGATGGTATACCCAACAGGTGGGTCTGTGTCTATCAACAACCCTATCCCTTGCGCTCGTACCGAGCCATCACAACAAGCTATAGAGTAGGTTGAGGTGTCCCAACACAAACATCCTCTTCTTCCTCCTTTTGGAGATGTCCTACTCGGTATATAATTCTTCTTCATCTATTGGAGGGTTACAATATGTTGAGTTAGGGTATAGGATACAATAAGCCGTAGCGTATTCATCTCTTGCACTTGAACTACCAAAGGAGTGAATACCCATTGGCGTAGGCCAGACTAAATACTGCTGCCATACTTGGTTAGGTACTTTCTTCCAATGTACATCTACGGCATACTTCTCACTTACTATCGCAGGGGTGAGTTCGTTTCCTTCTTCATCATATGTTGCAGGAGTTTTGGTAAGGTATCCCAACTTCACTACTGCTTCAGTTAGGTTTCCTTCCTCATCTCTTAAGAGGTCTATTGCAGCATCTGCTGCTGCCTCATCTACAAATTCATATTTACGAGTTATCATAGTTCTGGGTTTGGATACCATTCAGCACCTAATGATTCTTCTATCGTTAGCGTAGCATCATAATTAGGATGCTTGGGTATTGCAAAATCCAATCCGTTGGGATGCTCTACGATGGTTGCCCAATTCGTAGTTGTTCCGTTGTACCCCTCGCCAGTCGTTACAAGGGTGTTGTAGGCTTCCAAATCTGCCTTTGTTGTGCTTGTGTAGTACGCCATTAGTAGATTGAATAAAAGTCGTTAATGTTGGTTTCTATGCCCGTGCGGTTGCTTGATTGGTCGGTGTCCCATCTTATAAATTCTTGATAGTTTATATTAGACGAAGCAGAATTAGCGTAATCCCTACCAAGAGACAACCCTACAAAACTTGTATTGGCACCACTAATACCAGATGCAACAGATGTGTTATTTATATGAATCAAAGAATTTGGCGAATTACTTATATTGAAAGCCAATTTTTGTGTTGTATCAGAATTTGCAGAACTTGTTAATACTACACCTTCAAACATAATTTCTTTTTGTGGTGTTGAATTATCCGAACCATAATAACTTCTATTTGCGGTGTTTTGAACTCCACAATCAAAATAACAATTGAAAGAAGCGTTTAAAGAATCTGTGTTATATACAAATAAATCCGTTTTTATTACACTTGTAGTGAAGTTGTTATTAAGCAACCTTTTATTTAAAGATTGAATTGTTGGCTTATTATTAAGTAGCAAAGTAGAACCACTTGAAACGATTTTAGGTTGGTCTGCCGCACTCGCTTGTGTCACATCATTCCCATTCCCACTTTGGTCGTACCAAGTTACTACATACGCATCCAATCCGCCAGTACAGCGTGCCTCTAATGTTGCTGTGTCTAATTCATTGTTTACAAAACCAATGTTGTATTCTGGCTGACCTGTTGTGTCAACCCGTACACGAACACAGGACTCACCGCTCCACGCAGAAGAAAGCAGTCGTAAAGAATATGCAGCAGCAGCACCTGAATAAGTATCAAGCAATCCTGTGAATGAAGGAGCAGAAGCAGAACCTACAAGGTTGGTCTCATCGTGTCCATATGATAGGGCGTGTATCTTACCCCAATCTATTGTATTTCCCATATCTTAAATATCTTCTGGAACAGGTACATAAGTGATGCGTTCCAATTCATTTAGTTGGTCGTGTATTGCCGCAAAGGCAGAATCATTCAATACCGCAGTTCCTACAATCCAATTGTCGTTTCCATCTTTAGCAAACTTCAAAAGGTTGTCTCCGTTTCTATATCCATCTAAAGCCTCGTATTGGGCTTGTGTTGCTTTTAATACTATCATAAGGCAGATTTGTATGTGTTCAATGCACTATAAAAATCAGCGTTTTCACTTACTAATGAAGCACCCATTGCAAAGAATGCTACTTCAGTAGATGAGTAAAAGGGACCCGCTCTTAAAATCGTTTGGTTTTCTTGAGCAATATCTGTGCTATTCGCCGTGTGTGTTGTGCTTGTGGTGTCTTGGAATGCCGTCATATTCGTAGAAGATGTGCGATTAAATTGGCGCAATTTCTTTGAAGAATCAGAAAAATTTACTACGGGAGTAAATGAAGCACTACTTCCCATATTAATCCTTTGATTAGTGCTTGAAGCAGACATTCTAATACAATTAGAAACACTTGAGGGAACACCCGTAATGAAATTATTTAATACAAAAGTGTTGTTCCATATAGAAATGGATGCATCGTTTAGAGTATAATTAACCCCACTCACACTTGGGTCAAAATTAGTATCTAAATAAGAACTTGAGCCATTACCCGTAAAACCACCATTAGCCGTAAATGTCGGACTATTCACTTTTGTTGTTTGGAAACTTGTAGGAGTCTTCCAATTCAATGTCGCAAAGTTGCTATCTCCATCCGTAGCGAACACATAGAACACATCAAGTTTATCCCAAACACCTGCCGTTTTCAAATCCTCTACAAGTGTATTCTGCAAGGTTTGTTGTGATGCACTTGGTGCAGTATATCCAAGAGATGAGGCTTGGTCTAATACGGCTTGATAGTCAGCATCAAAACCACCTGCCGTAGCAGCACCTGTACCCCAATTGATAGCATTGTTTACTGCGCCCTGTCCCCAATTTATAGTGTTGTTAGCCATTCTTCTCTAATTTTTTCACAAGCTTCTCAAGCCTCTTTAAGTTAACCGCCTTTGGTTCGTAGCGTTTCTTACATAACCCATCCTTGAAAGAGGGCATCTTTGTCTGGGTACATATCTTCATCTGTACTTGCATTATATTCAGGAAAGTTTGCATTGTTGAAAGACATATAATCAATAAACCTACGAGTGTAGTGTTCAGCAATGTCTCTATGCTTATTAGTTAAGAAGTCTACCTCACTCTTCTCCATAGCAATACTGTTCTCTGCCGTGTGCTTGTAAGCACCTCCATTACCTATCGTGTAAGCAGAATGAGGTAAGTATTCTACCATAGCCCAATGAATCAACATCGGTTGAACATACTCATCCAATAGGTTAGCGTAGTTCACAGGCAAAGTATCCGCAATGATATCATTACGCAACTTGTCGTACAACTTTGTGCCAAGATAGTTTTGGATGTGAATCTCTTGAGCAATCTCTATGAACTGCAAGAACTTATCGCTATCTACATTTCCAGAGATTACGCTATTGCGTACTAAATCATCTCTTTTTATAAATAATACCTTTGCCATTATTTTCCGTAATTAGGGTGATGACCTTGTCTCGGCATATCAATAGGGGCTACCGCAACCTCTTGAGGGTTTTTAGGTAGTTTAAATCCTTCTCGTACCGCTTGGTTTACATTCACATATCTTGTACCTCTCAAGGCATCGCCTCCGTAAGGTTCTCCATTCTTATTTAACTTCTTCTTGTACACTCTACGCTCCCATCTATGGTAGCAGTTTACTCCTCCCTTGTACTTAAACAAAGAATAGTTTCTACCCTTGTGTCCGAAGCTCTTGTTTACACCTCTTGCACTCATCATACCGATGTCTTCCTTGCGGTACAACTTGCCTTGTGATAGCATTGTCTTGCAGAAGGGTCTTGAACTGCCTTTAGCAGTCTTTTTAGTACCCTTTACATACTTATACCTCACTTTGTATAATTCGGTGTCTTGTGTGCTATCCTGTGTAGCCGAAAGGTTTACCAATCCGTTGAGGTATTCCTCTACATCAAAGTCCTCTGGCTCATCCTCTCCTACGATTTCTGCATCAACGAGTTCCCACTCATCGGAAGGCTCATCCTCCCCCAAGTCAGCCAATGCATCTAACATCTCGTGGGCTAACTTGTCATCAAGAAAAGGGCGGCTATCAGCACTTGAGAGTTCCTCCTTTACATCTTCTTCAATGTCTGCTTGTAACTCTAATGGTTGTAGGGTCTTGAAGTAGACATTTAAGGATGCTCCGTTTACTGCCATAATATCATCAATAGCATCAAGAATCATCTCTTGGATAGGGCGTACAACCGTGTTGTGGAATAGAAGACTCGCAGTCTTCAACTCATCAGCATTGTTACCCAAGCCTGTATTGTCCTTGATACCCATCAGCATCGGTGAGGTAACTCTATGGGCTACCATCAACTTACGCATACTCTCATCCGCCAAGAATTGGTATTGCTCACTTGCATCACTCAACTGAACAGGCTCAATACTTGCAGCCATCTCCTTGTTGTCGTTAAACGCCAAGATGAACTTACCAGAGTTGCTTGAACCACTAAACTTTTGAATGATTCTACGCTCAATCAGTTCACGCTCCTCTTCAGTTGGTACACCATTGTTGAAGTTAATCAACATACTTGGTGACAAGCCGTTCTTAATGTTGTTGATGTGGTAGTTGGCTACCTCTTCCTCCAACTCGGCATAAGGGAGACCCCCTTGATAGTCTACAGGAGAGTAGTAGTAAAATCCACTACGATAAGGCTTGATGCAATAAATCTCAAGACCCTCACTCTTATCTCCATATCCAAAGGCAGGGATGCGTACAGGCTCAAAGCCTTTCTTACGAATCTTTGTCCAATCTTTAGAGTAGTAGTATCCTTCTACTTCACCATCATCGTTCATCTTCTCCATACGGAGAGTCTCAATAGGCATATGCTCTACTTGAACGATTTTAGTCTTCTGCTTATTGTAGATAACTTGGAAGGCTGCTTGACCCATCGCCTTTAAATCAAAGGTGACCTTACGCATACAAGTGCGAGAGAAGAGACTCTTCATCATTGCAAACTCATCAGGCTTTCTACTTGCATCTGTAGCGTGTAGACCCTTTCCGTAGATAAGTTCGGTCATACCATTGATAATGGCATTGTTGGTAGCACTACCATTGTACCTGTCAATGAGGTACTGAAAGTAGTTGTTATCTGCACCATAGGCTACCCACTCCTTACGGTTGTCTTCAACAACTTGGGGTGTAGTATGCGATGCAAGATTTACGATGCGGATATTACTCATCGGTATATGTATTGATTATCATTGTCGGTGTCTTCGTAGTAAGTGAACTCACCGCTATTTATGCTGAACTTCTCTAAATCCGTTTGGTTGGTGCAATATACCTTACCTCTATATATCTCGTTAGAGCCACTTATTTTAATCGTGTAGTATCTACCCTCAACAAAGGTGTAAGAAGGTGTTATGTGTAGGTAATTCGCCTCCTGCGTAGCCGTAAGAGACTCGGTGGTAGAAGTATTTGTCTCCTCATCAGTAATCAATACCGATACGCTTGTTTCAAACGCTCTGGGAACAAAGTATATCTTCTTATCCGTTGTAGTTACTATATGCATAATAGGTTAACCACAAGAAGGGTAAAGTGTTATAAAAGAAAAGGGCAACCCCGAAGGACTGCCCTAACCAAACCAAAACACCTATGTCAAGTGTCCTACAAATATACTACTTTATCACGAAGTAACAATAGTTGGTGTTGCAGATGTCATACCTGCAAATGGATTACCATCTGTTGCTCCATTAAGGAAGTTCGCAGCAGTACGCTCCATAGCATTGAAAGTAAGTGTGTATCCACTCATATCTCCCATTGCAGCACCTGAAGCAATAGTACCACCTGTTACATCCGCTCCGTGTTCACGACCTACCAAGTAAGCGTTTCCGTTGTAGTCCTCAACAACAATGTGAGGTCTTCCATACGCCAACAACTTGATTTCGTTGTTATCCTCCTTGCTCAATTGTGGCAAAGAAAGGCTAACCGCTTGGTCAAAGAATACTGTTCCGTTCTCACGAGAAGCGTTGATTGTCTGCTCTACTGAAGATGTGCCTTTCAGCTCATACTTGTAGGCAGAGAATGTTCCTGTCATATCAGTTACCTCATCCGAAGACAAAGTAAGTGTTCCTAAATCACCGAAGTCTACGAAGTAAACCGCTTTAAGACCACCTACCGACTCACGGCAAGGTAATGCACGACCTTTTGTTAAATCACAAGCCATATTATTCTTTTTATAAAAAAGGGCAGACAAGCATCAGCCTACCTGCCCCTTCTGTTATTAACTAAACTAAACTACTATGTGTAGTAAACGATGTCAGCACCAATTCCGTATTGTACACCTGCAGTAAAGCGCATTACAACACGAACATTTTGTGAACCATCAAGGTCAGCCATATCAATCAACTTCACCTCGTTGTGGTCTGCCAACAAACCTGTACCGAAGAACAAGTTTGATTTTTGTGCAGCAACCATATCGTTGTCAGCCATACCTGAACATACGAACAATTTAACGCCATCAAAAGCCAAATCGCCTCCGTTGTACCAAGTAGTACCTGCGTTGTTCACACCATTAGCACCAAGACCAGAAGCACCGAAACCTCCCAATGCACGAACATAAGCACGAGCAATGTTTTGAGATACATAGATGTACAAGTCTTCTTTGCCGTAAACTGATGTAGGGATAGCATCAACTACTTTACCCAACTCATCAATTACATTTGCAGCAGTAACCGTAGTACCTACTACATCAATAACTGAAGCATCAGCAGCCAACAAAGTAGCGAAGCCATCAAACTCACCTGCATTGGCAGTAACACCTGTCCAGATAGTTTCTTCAGTCTTCTGTGCTACTTTAGCAGCGATGTGACCAATCAAGAAGTCAGCGAATGATGGAGGAAGGCTATCAAAAGCAGAGTAACCCATTTGGATTGCTTCCCAATCATTGTGGAAATCTTTCTTACACAATTCCAAGTTTACTTGGAACTCTTCAGGCTGAAGGACACGCTCTGCCAAAGTCACAGTTGACTGGTCAGCGAAATCACAAGCAGCGTCTTTTACCAAAGCATTAGTAGAAAGAGTTTTCATTACTTCTTTATACTTAACATTTGGCTTAACTGTGATACCACCACCTTCAATGGTATCAGCACTCAACAATGCAGCAGAAATATATTTCCCTGCAAATTCACCAGCATATGTGGTAGTAATTGATGTTGCCATTTTCTATTTATTTAATTATTGATTGTTGTACTTGTTTAAACTTTACGAAGCAACTCATCTAAATCTTGAGTCACTTTATAATAATTGTCTAAAATGGTTTGGTATTTAGAAAGATTCACATCTACTCCTAAATCACTTGCCATTTTCTCTGCATTGTTTATAGCAGTCAAGAGGTCTACGGATTGTTGAACATTTCCCTTAACTCTTGCTTTAAGTTTTTGAGCCGCCTCTTCAAACTGCATAATAGCACTTCTATGGTCAAAGGTAATTTCCTTTACATCTCCAGAAAGTCTATCTAAATCATCCATCAAAGCCAACTCAACCTTAACCTCTTCGGATAGTTCAGTAGACACTTTAGCAGACAACTCTGCCCAGATTTTCTCTACTTGTTTCATTATCCTAATTTGTCAAAGATTCGTGATAGTGTGTCTTTCTGCGCTCCTTTAGAGAACTTGTGCATCTCTACTGGTTTGCTATCTGGAGAGTGCTTAATAGGCTTTGCAGCAGGTTCATCAGCAGACAAGTCTACTTCTTCCTCCTTAACCTCTTCACTCATCTCTTCTTCTTTAGGAGACATCATTGCTTTGATTTCATCAATCATACCTTTGAGTTCATCCATAGCAGCAGATAGTTCTTCTTTGGTAGCGTAAGCCATCTCTTGCTCCTCCGCTTCAACTTCTTCAGTAGCCTCTTCAGCCTGTGGCTCTTCAGCAGGTGCTTCTTCTTCTGTACGAACTTCAGCAATGATACCTTCTTCTGCTACAACAAGCATACGACCATCTTCCAAAGTGTACTCACCGATAGGTAGAGCAATCTTCTCATCTTCTTCAGTAATGATGAACACCTCTTGGTTAGGCTCAAATGCTTCGGCTTCAATAGTAGTGCCGTTCTCCAACTTCATAGACTCTAACTTAACCTCATCTTGTAGGTTAAGCAGTTCCATAATCTTGCTTAATGTTTCTTGTGATTTCATATTATAATAGACCTTTCATTCGTTCAATCATCTTGTTTGATGCACTCGCTGGATTTGACATATAGAAGTTGTAAGCCAACTTGTACTCTGGAATACTATTAAGGTCTATACCAAGCTCTTTAGCAGAAACCTTAATTTCTTCCATCATATTAGAAACCGTTTTCAAATTAGCCAAGTGGTCTTCGCCACTCGCAACACCAACTTTGGCAGCAGATTGTGCTTCCATATAGTTTCTAACCATAGCAGACTCATCTGCACGAGCCTTTTCTACAAAAGACTTTAAGTCCGAGACCGAAGCCAACTCCACCTTCTGTGTAGAGAGCTTTGCGAATACCGCCTTTTCAGTTTTGCCTTGTTTCATTGTTATAGGTTTTGAGTTCGTTTAGATGCGTTAACTATACTGTCATTCATTTTACGGAATGTGCTAATACGCTTCTCAACACTACCTAATTCGCTTGTTGAGTTAATACCAAGTTCTTTTAGAGCCTTCTTGTATTCTTCAACATCCGATTGTAAGTTATTAAGTTCGTTTTCAAGTCCAACAGACTTTTTGTTCGCCTCTTGCGAAGCTGCCTCAAACTCATTTCTTACTCGCTCAATCTTTTGAGATAGGCTAATGCTTTCTTTCTCAATAGCAGAAATCTCACGAAGTAGATTTACTTCTTGAGGTTGTTGCTCTTCGGCTAATTTAGCCATCACCTTATTTAGCGATATTCTTTTCATATTAAGTTAATTGTTTAAGTGTATAAGTGTTAGTTTTTTAACGCTTCCTTGATTACTTGAGTAATAGCATTGAGTTTTTCTTCTGCCTCCATCTCTTTCGCATCTTGCTTACTCGCCTCTACCTTGTCTACGAAGTATCCCTCAATAGAGAAGCCCTTAACACGACCACTCTTCACATAGTCGTTCCAGATTTCATCATTGTGAACCTTCATACTAACCATCCAAGTGCCTACAGGCAAGTTCATACCATACATCTTGCTCTTGTCTTGCTCACCTTCTATAATCCAACTCTCTACAACACTTAAACCTGTGATGTCTATTTGGTGTTCTAATGTCGCTTTGTTTTGGTTGCCGTTGATGAAGAACAATTCACTTGCCTTTCTTACCGTGTCTTGCGAGAAGTAGATGTAATATTCATCCTCTCCGTTTCTACGATAGATAGGTTTATTGGGTACAAGGGCTGCGCCTAAAAGCACACGCTTGTCCTCATCAATGGTTTTTAATTCTACTCGCTCCTCTTCCTTGAGGGCAATGAAGTCCTCCTCAATAGCAGGGGACTCTACGATACTGATGGCTTGGATACCTGCTTGGAGGCTACCCTCATCCAATAAAAGTTCTACGATTCTCATTATGGGAATGATACTTGGTTAATTCTATTTCTGTCTAATTGTTGTTGTGAGGTAACATCGCTTCCTACAACATATGCCTTTACAGGATTTCTTTGTAGTGACTCCAAAATCGCATTCTGCCCTGAAGTGCCTACCAAGTTAAACGATGGTGACATACTTGGTGCAGTAGCACCGCCACCTCCTCCTATGTTAGTATCTACACTACCACTCGCTTGGAATTGTTGTCTGGCAATAGCCATTACTTGTGCCGCACCTGTGGCTGCTGCAATCGCAGCGTTAGCAAATCTAAACGATTGTGTAGGTGAAGGGTCAGTAGTCTCCGCTAAAGCCTTTGTAACGGCTTGTGAGGTGTTTATTACTGCGTTGGCTATACCTGCTGCCTTATTCACAAGAAACGCTTTCTTGGCGTTCTTTTCATTATCCCCAAAAAAGGCTTGTGCAAGGTCGTTAAGTGCGCTAATCGCATCTGTAGACATCTGCACCTTTGCATCTTGTACCTGTTTCTCAAGGTCTCTACGCTTACGAGCCTCCTCACCTTCTTGAGCAGTACGCTCTGCATTCAAGATATTGATTTCACTAACCATATCTTGGTAGGCTTGAGTACCCTCTACATATAATGCTTTCTGTTGCTCTAATGATGCAAGTCTACTATCGTACAATTGTTGGTTGAGTTGCTCCTCAAGTTCTAATTGTTTTTGTAGATTCATCTCTGCTTCAATAGCAGCCTCTGCTTCTATCTCTGCCACCTCTTGAGCATTCTCTTTCTTGCTTATTTCAAGGTCTACTAATTCCCTTTGTAGAGCCATCTCATTCATCAACTGCTCACTACGGAATCCTGCTACTTGGGCTTGTACACCTGAAAGTTCATTTACCGCAGCCATATACTCCTTCTGGAACTCAACATTATTCTTGTCAAGAGAAAGTTGTTGTGCTTTAGCGTTTACTATTCTTTGAGCATTCTCAAGCATTACCTTTTCTTGTTCCTTGAGTACCTCTCCTAATTCCTCATTAGCCTTGATGCGCTCATCCATTGATAAGCGTTCATCATCTCTTACTTGTCGTAATTTCTCTGCCTGTAGGTCGTACTTTTCAATCAAGCCTTGCATCCGAACCTCTGCCAACTCCGATTGCTTATTTACTTCGGTCATTGCTTGACCTTGCTTGACCGTTTCCTTTACATAGTCAACCGTTGCAGAAACCACTTTCTTTGTAGTATCTACAATCTTGTCAAAAGACCCATCTACACCTGTAAGCACATCTGTAAATTCTTTACCTGCGCTCTTTACATCTTCTAACGCACCACCAAAATCTCCGCTAAAGAACTTCTTCGCAGCACTACCCAAGTAACCTAATGTATCAAGCGCACTATAAAATCGCTCCGTGATATTCTCTGCAAACGCCTTACCAAAATCAATTAAGGCTTGTTTAGGGTCTTCAAAGATTGCCTTGAAGTAGTTTACAATAGAACTACCACCACTACCACCAATCCACTTGGTGAAGTCGCTAAAGGCTACCTGTAAAGTATTGAAAGTGGTATTGAAGAAGTCTACGGTCTTTTGGTTGTTGTCAAACAACTCCTTGAGTATCCCCATTGCTTGTAGCAACAATCCAATACCTGCCGCTTTGATAGCAACACCCAAACCTTTGAATCCTGCACCTAAACCCTTGATGCCCTTTTGAGATTCTTTAGCACTATCGCCAATTTCTTTGGTATTCTCGGCAATGCCCTCAACAGATTCAGCAGTCTTGTCAGCTTGTTTCTGGGAAGCCTTTAACGCCTCAATGAGTTCATCTAACTTCTTCTCAAGACCAGAAAGGTCTGCACCTATGATTATATTCTTCTCTATTGCCATTTGCTCAATGCTTCTTTAAGAGTGCGAGGGTATTGGTACTTACCTTTGGCGGTAGTAATGTCCTCATCTCTTTCGTTTGTCTCCTTGAGAGCCTTAATAAGATAACCTAACTTGCTATACATCGTTGAGTAATTCTAATTGAGCCTCACCTGTAGATAGGTTTAACTTCA